TACTTTCGACGGAGGTATTCAACCAAACTGTAAATATCAGTTAACCAGACTAGCTAAAAACAGACAAAAATGTCTGGCTATCTGTAACGCACCTTCTATCAAGAAGTTCCAAGAGTCTATCGATCCAAGATTTACTTCTGCTCCTACTACAACTGATCCAGCCCCAATTTTACAAGCTAGATACATCTCAGAAGGCGGTAACTTAAGTCTAAATCCATCCTTTACTTTCTCTTTACCTGACGAAGATTTGGGTGCTAAATTCTCTGGGTTCTTCTCCCCGTTCTTGGCGATCAGAGATAACGGTAAAAACCTTAATGTGCCACCAGCAGCTTACGTTTCAAACAACTTTATCCGTAAGTTTATTACTGGGGAGCCTTACTCTATCGTGGCAGGGGTTAAAAGAGGTATCATTTCAGCCGGCAACTTAGTCGGTCTGGAATATGACTTCGACCTACAGGACAGAGAATTCCTTGAGCCTTTTGGTCTTAACCCGATCATCAGAAAGAGAGGAATTGGTGTGGTAATTTACGGTAACCAAACCAGCTACCAAAGAACTAACTCTGCATTTAATAATCTACATGTTAGAGATCTACTTATCACAATCGAAAGTGCTATTGAAGAAATTCTTGGTAACTACGTATTTGATTTCAACGAAGATTCTGTTAGACTTGAGATTAAGACCCTGGTCGACAACTATCTAACTGGCGTAAGATCTGTTGGAGGTATCTATAATTACTTAACAATTATGGACTCTTCAAACAATACACCAGCAATTATTGATCAGAACCTTGGAATTATCGATGTTATTATTGAACCTGCAAGAGGTATCAACAAATTCATCAATAGAATGACAGTAACTAGAACAGGTGGAATTTCTTCCGGCGGATTCATTCAATTTTCTTAATCAATTTTTAAGTCAATAGAAAGAAGAAATATATAAAATAAACAGATGGCAGGATTACCACATTATACTAGTTCAAAAGCCTCGATAAACAAATTCGAACCGGTTTATCTGAACCAGTTTGAGGTGACTATTACACCACCTACGGCGGTAGTTCCGCCACAGGGAAATCCAGGAAACGGAAACATTCTTTTGGAACACGTTACTAGGGTTTCAGGATTACAAGTAGACCAAAACCCGAGTGAGATCACACAGCAATTCAAATTTGCTAAAAGATATTACTCTGGCGCTGCTCCTGCTAGAACTGGTTTGGACGTTGATATAGAATTCGAGATAAACTTGGATGACAACAACTCAATGTACGTTTTCAAAATACTTAGACAGTGGTCAGATTTAATCTACAACCCGTTAACCGGTGCTATGGGACTAAAAACAAACTACACAGGTAACATTCTTATAAACGTTTTCAATAAAGAAGGTGACGTTTACAGAAGAATAAATCTTAGAGATTGTTTTCCTATGACAGCTATCAACGAGATGGCTTTAAATTACACTCAGACTGGGATATACAAATTGACCCTACAATGGGCAGTTGATTATTTTGATGACGTGTTTATATAATTAAATTAAGAAATGGCAGGATTACCACATTTTAGCTCATCAAAAGCAGCAGTTCAATTGTACGAACCGGTATATTTGAACCAGTTCGAGGTCCTTATTCAACCACCAGTAGCGGTTTCTAATCCGATAGGAAATGCTGGAAGAACTCTTTTGGTTGAAAACGTACTTTCCGTAACAGGTCTGGCAGTTGACAAAAACCCAGGGGTTTTGGAACAAAGGTACAAATTCTCTAGAAGAAGATATGCAGGCGGTGTGGTTGATGACACTGGTGTAAAAGTTAGAATAGAGTTTGAGACTAACCTGGATGATAACAACAGCAACTACGTGTTTAAAACCCTTAGACAATGGTCTGATCTTGTTTACAACCCATTAACTGGTGCTACAGGTATCAAATCTATTTATGCAGGGGGAACTTATATTCTAGTTTCTATCTTTAATAAACAAGGAGATGTATTCAGGAGAATTAAACTTGTTAACTGTTTCCCAGTAGATCAGATCAAATCAATGGATCTGGACTACACTAATGGAACCACACCATTTAAGATTTCTCTTTCGTTTAGAGCAGATTATTTCGAAGACGTTTTTAATTAATAGGAAATTCGAGATAAAAGAATATATAGGCGGAGATCCAACCAGGTCTCCGCTTTATTTTTGAACTTTGAAAATAAAACGAATCTCTAAATACTACATGGACGACAGTTGTGACAAAAATTATAAAAGAACGAATAAGTTCAGTTTATCTAATTTTGGCAACATTCTTCAATCCATTTGGATTCGATCTACTTTTTGCTGCAGTGACAAAGTGGACAGGATCCTTTATAATCACAGATATTATCTTTTATTTCACGTCGGCATTCTTTTTTGGGCTTTATTTTTTAACCAGAAAACAAAGTGGGAATAAATAAAGAGAAATTGGAAACTCTCCAGTTTTTCTTTTCTAAAAGTTTTGTATGACTCCAGAAGAACAAAGAATGCTAAACGAGCTTCGTAAAAAAGAAGCACAGTCCCGTATCGATTACGATCCAGATGTACAAGATATAAATATTCCAAATTGGATCGACGAGGAAAATAAAAACGCTCAAATTAAAAGAGAGCAAAGAACACAAGAACCACAGGCTCCTCAACCACAACCAGTAGTAAATAACTTAGGCAAGGTCAAGAGAGCACCTATGGGGCTTGAATCCGAATGGAAAAATATCCCCACAGAAACCCTTCCATCAAGAGGATTTGGTTATCCCACAGGATTTGAAATAGCAATTAGACCAGCTCTGGTTTCTGAAATTCGTCACTATTCAACAGTAGACGAAGCAGATAGAATTGATTTGGACGAAAAACTGAATCATATTATAGACAAGTGTATGAGGATTAGATGGGAAGGCGGAATGCTAGACCATTGCGATCTTTGGTATGAGGACAGATTCTTTGTTATTATGTCCATCAGAGATTACACTTTCTTAAGAGGAGAAAACAGAATTCTTTTACCGCTGATGAAAAATTGTCAGGGTGAAAATTGTAATCTGCCGGACCAAATAGAATTAAAGGCCAATATTCTTGACAGCTTCGTAATAGATCCTGACATCTTAAGAAGATACGATAAAGAAAAATACTGTTTTAGATTCGTACCTAAAGACGGAAGCCCAGAAATGGACTTATTTATTCCAACAGTAGGAGTTACGACCAAGGTTAGACAAATACTTCTAGAAAAAACAAAAAAAGGTAAAAAGTTTGATAAGAGCTTTGCCGAAGTTTCAACTTTTATTATCTCCGACTGGAGAGGATTGGACGAAAAAATGTATGATGTCTATGAAAGGGCTTCTACAGAATGGACACCCCTTCAATTTTCTATAGCAGACCAGATGAGCAAAAAAATCAATTTTGCAACAAAATCTAGAGTTTATTCAAAATGCGAGAGCTGTGGCGGGGAGGTCACAGCACCTATTACCTTTCCCGGAGGGTACAGATCCCTTTTCGTTATTTCAGATATCCTTAACCAACTACTTTGATATTAAGTTTAGACTCTGGGAAGAGCACAACTTAAACATAGAAACCCTGGAAAGGCTGCCGTTTTACGAGTACCAGATTTTTATAGATAAGCTGAACGAAAAAATAGAAGCTCAAAACAAGAAAATCACCCAAGGTGATATGGAAGAAGCTTTCTCGTTTACTAATCCGAAAAATTAGAACTTGTAAAAATACAGGTATATAAAAGAAAAAACTTTGGCAGAGGAAAACAAAACACCAGAACAAAGCGAGTCCCCTATTTTCAAGGTAGGTGAAGCTGTTGATAGAGCGAAGATAGAAGGAAACGTTTTACAGGGGTTTTCTGAAGACGAGGACATTCAAAAATTAAAAGATCTGAATAGAGTTTCTAAAGAAGCAAAAAGTTTTTTTAGAAAAAATTATAAAGAGACCTTAACCGAATTAGATCCAGAGTCAAGTAAAACGCCATGGTATTACCAATTTGCGTATTCTCCGGTAGGGTCTTCTATCCGTAAAATTGAGAAGACTCTTGAAGCGGGGGAAGCTTTGGATGGTGCAAAGGATATTGTTCCGATGGCACAAAAAGCTGCACAAAGTAAAGTTTCAAGTGCACAAGCTTTAAAGGTCGGAACTGTGACAGAGATTGTAGACATGATAGGACCGGGAGAGGTGCAAAACATGTCAACCTTTTCTAATGTAAAAGAAGAATTCGATTCCAAGGTTAAAGACGAAAAAAAATCATTTGAAGTTCTATATAATTCTTTCAAAGAAAATATTGGGCTCTTTCAAAGAGACCTTTCTATGTTGGACGATAGGGCTAAAAAAACACTGTTTTCACCAGAGAACAATGCTATCATTTCAGCTCTGGCTAAGGTTCTAAAAGGCGAGGGGATAGAAAACGAGTCTGTTAATTACATGAACGAGAAGTTCGGAGAATATTTGAACGCTCTCGCAACTGGAACTCCTGCTGCAGGGGAAAAAATGGAAGCAGCAAAAGCAGAAGCCCCAAAGGAGCCAGAAAAAGAGACTGGTACAGAGGCCAAGGTGGAAGAAACAAAACTGGAAGAA